AATCAGATACAACAAATAAAAAAGCAGGAAGAGCAAATAGAATCTTTGAATGAACTTGTTGGATACCAAAGAGAACAAATAAAGGAATTAAAGGATATCTTTGCATCGTTAGAAGATTCTGTAATTGTAAGTAAAATGATTCAACAAGAATTGCAAAAAGAGGATAAAAGTGCATTAAAAGATTTAGTAGAAAAAGTAGGGACTGCAGAAGTTACAGCTTTTTTGACTGGAGTAATCAAAAGTATAGTAGATATGTCGAAGATTTTTTAAGTAATATATTGAATGAATTAAGGCACCTTTGGGTGCTTTTTTTCGTGCATAAATTTAAGGACCTCTAGCTCAGTTGGTCAGAGCAATCGGCTCATAACCGATCGGTCCAGGGTTCGAGTCCCCGGAGGTCCATTTAAGAAATAAGAAAGAAGGTGGTAATGTTTGAATGAAGAAAAAAACTACATATTGGCAGAATCCGATTACGTGGCCGGAATGAAGTATAAAGACATTGCTGCCAAGTATGGAGTCTCGATAAATACTGTGAAATCGTGGAAGAAACGATACGCATGGTCGAGGAACAAAAAGACAGGATGCATCCAAAAGGGGTGCACACAAAATAAAAAGGGTGCACACAAAAAAGAAGCCGTTGCAGAGGATGTAAGTCAAGTTGTAATTAACGATGAACTTACCGATCAGCAGCAGCTTTTTTGTTTGTATCAATCTAGGATGTTTAATTATACGAAAGCATACATGAAAGCTTATCCAGGATGTACTTATGCATCTGCTGCCGTATTAGGAAGCAGGCTTATGAAGAATCCAGTGATCAGAAAAGAGATTGAACAGCTAAAGCAGAATCATATGAACAGGGAACTGCTAAAACAGGAAGATATCTTTCAAAAGTACATGGATATTGCGTTTGCAGATGTGACAGATTATGTATCGTTTGGGCGAGAAAATATTCAAGTCATGGGCGCTTTTGGTCCAGTAATGGTAGAAAACAAAGAAACTGGAGAGAAGGAAGTTCTCGAAAAAGAAGTCAATACTGTGAAATTCAAACAATCTGAAGATGTTGATGGAACGCTGATCACGGAAGTGAAGCAAGGAAAAGACGGAGCGAGCATTAAGCTGGTTGATAAGATGAAAGCTTTGCAATGGCTTGCAGACCATATGGATATTGCTACAGCTGAACAGAAAGCTAAGATCGAACAGATTAGAGCTAAGACAGCGATCATGTCCGGAACATCCGAAGAAGAGACAGAAGACGATGGATTCATCGAAGCCTTAAAAGGTGAGGTGGCAGATGTATGGGAAGAAGAATAAAGAAAGCTGTCTTTAAGTTTCGGCCGTTCTCTAAGAAGCAGAAAAAGATACTTACCTGGTGGCTACCAAATTCGCCAGTGCATGATCAAGATGGAATCATAGCAGATGGAGCAATCCGATCGGGAAAAACTATTTCTATGTGCTTATCTTTTGCAATGTGGGCAATGGAAACCTTCAACGGACAGAACTTTGGTATGTGTGGGAAAACGATCGGTTCTTTCCGGAGAAACGTACTCTTTTGGTTAAAGCTTATGCTTAAGAGTCGAGGGTATCACGTTGAAGATCATAGAGCTGATAACTTAGTTGTTATCCGGAGAGGTGGCAAAGAAAATTATTTTTACATCTTTGGCGGTAAGGATGAGCGATCCCAGGATTTGATACAGGGTATCACACTTGCAGGAGTCTTTTTTGATGAAGTTGCATTGATGCCTGAATCTTTTGTTAATCAGGCAACAGGACGTTGTTCTGTTGATGGATCAAAATATTGGTTCAACTGTAACCCAGATGGGCCGTATCACTGGTTTAAAACTAACTGGATTGATCGTGCAGATGAAAAGAAACTTGTCTATCTACACTTTACGATGGACGACAATTTAAGCTTATCTGAGCGAATTAAAGCACGATATCGAGCAATGTATACCGGAGTGTTTTATAAGCGTTATATCTTAGGTCTGTGGGCCGTAGCTGAGGGAATTATTTACGACATGTTTAATATAGAAAAGCATGTCACATCAGAAAAGCAGTCAACAACCGGCAGTAAATACGTCAGTGTCGATTATGGTACACAGAATGCGACAGTATATCTTTTATGGGAGAAGAACCAGAAAGGTCAGTGTGTTGCTACGAAAGAATATTACTATTCTGGCCGAGATGAGACTACGCAGAAGACAGATGGAGAATATGCGGATGACATGGAAGAGTTCCTGAAAGGAATCAATGTTGAATCAATCATTGTCGATCCGGCAGCCGCATCCTTTATCGCAGAACTTAAGAAACGAGGATTTAAGGTTAAGAAAGCAAAGAATGATGTACTTGATGGTATTCGATTTGTCGGAAATCTGTTAAATCTAAGTGTATTACAGTTCTCTGAATGTTGTAAAGAAACAATCAAAGAGTTCGGTTCTTATATCTGGGATGACAAGGCATTGGAACGTGGAGAAGATAAACCAGTGAAGCAGCATGATCATTGTATGGATGCAGTGAGATATTTTGCTTACACGATCGTAAGACGTGAACGAAAATGGAGTTGATTAAATGATAAAAGAAATTATTGAGCGAATAAGGCAGGTGATAAGAAAAATGCTTGGAAAAGAAAATATCAGGGATGCGATCGGAGTTGATGTTGCCGTATCGGATAAGATGGCAAGAGAAATTGATCTCTGGTCGAAGATGTATAAAAATCAACCGCCTTGGAAAAGAAAAGAGCTGAAGCTTTGTGGGTTACCTGCAGCTATTGCTGGAGAATTTGCAAGGCTTGTTACACTGGAATTAAAAACAGAGATTACAGGGAATAAGTTTCTCAATGATGAATACCAAACTGTGACTGATAACATACGAACGTATGCGGAATATGCCTGTGCAAAAGGTGGACTTGCAATGAAACCTTATGTATCTGATGGGCATATAGAAGTTGACATGGTTCAAGCTGATCACTTTTTCCCAACAAAATTTAATTCCAGAGGGGAAGTTATCGCAGCGGTCTTTATGGAAACTGTAACGATCGGGAAACAGGTATATACAAGATTGGAATACCATCAGCATGATGAGAACACTACATATCACATTATGAATAAGGCTTTTGTAAGACAGGATCTTGATAATGTTGAGGTATTGGGAAAAGAAGTACCGCTTAGTGCTGTACCAGAGTGGGCAAA